TTTAGGAATACATTAAAATTATCTGTTCTTAAATTTAAAGATGTTCCTCCAAGATCAGCACCAGAAAATAATGTTTGGCCTGAATCTGCCTTATATCTAAAGTCTGTAAACTGTGGTGTAACAACACCAGTTACTCTCGCGGCAACATAATCAGAGTCTATCAATCCTATAACAGTTGCTGAATCAGTACCAGCAGTTGTTCTTAGTGCAATGTATGCCGAGTCTATTAACTGACTTGTTAACGATGAATCTAAGAATTTTGTTTGATTTGCTTGTATATAGCTTGCAGGAACTCTTAATTGAACATAAGATGAGTCAACTGCAGAAACTCCAGCTACCGCATTTTGTCCTATTATAGTTTGAATCACTAACTCATCATTAAGAGTAGCACCAGAACTAAGTGTTATAACGTTAGTTGATGTATTTGCGGTAAAATCAGAGTCTAACAGTTTAATACCATTTAAGAATACTGTAAAGTTACCAGGTGATAATGCTACTGTCTGTCCGTTTATATCTGCAACTCCCCCACCAAATTCTGTTTGATTTCCATCAGCATTATATTTGTAGTTAACAAATTGTGGTTGAGCAACAGCTATGGTTCTTGACGCTATATAATCTGAATCGATTATTGCTATTCCAGCAAGAGCGTTCTTTCCTTTTATAGTACTGATTACAATTTCATCTAAAGCAGATCCTGTGGAATCAAGAGTAATTCTATTGCTAGTAACATCAGCAGTAAAATCGGATGGAAGAAGTCTTATACCATTTACAAAAACAGCGTGGTTTCCAGTTTCAATAGATAATGCATTTCCATTTGCATCGTTTCCTTCGAATACAACTTGTCCAGCCGATTCAGCTATATACTTAAATTCTGTAAATATAGGATTAGCAAAAGCAACAACTCTACTTGATACATAATCAGAGTCTATTAAATTGATAACTGTTGAAGAGTCCGTTCCAGTGGTTGTCCTTAAAGCAATATATGCAGAGTCTATTAATTGTGAAGTTAAAGTAGAATCTAAGTAATCATTTTGATTTGATTGAATGTATGATGCGCTTATAACTCCTTGAACAGTAGTGCTATCCAGATATTGAACATCATTTGTAAATGTACTTACAGGTAAACCAGTTACGAAAGCTGAATCAGTAAAATCGCTTGTATTATACTTTTGTTGTCTTGCTTGTACATAAGCCGCATCTACAGTTGTTGCAATAACTCCTGAAGCAATTGAGGCAGAGTCAAGAATAACCCCAGCCCTTGCTGTAACATAATCAGAATCTATAATTACTTCAAGATAGGAACTATCAATAATTGCCTGTACAGCTGCTGAATCAACGGTAGAAACTCTAGCATTTATATACGCAGAGTCTATAAGTTGTTTTGTTAAATCTGATTCAATTAATGAAAACCTATCTCTTATAGTAATATATGCAGAATCGATTAATTGTTTAGTGAGATCTGAATCCAATAAATTTTGTCTAGCTTGAATATAAGGAGCATCAATAAGTTGAGTTATTAGAGCCGAATCAAGTACATTACGAATAACAGTAGTTGTTACCCCTGCTGAATCTGCTATTCTAAGTTGACCACCACTGTCTTGAAGTATTAAACTTCCAAGTCTTATAGTAGCATTCGTAGTTTCAAGAGTAAGATCTCCACTTATCTTTGCACCAGAATCTGTAGTTTCAAACTTCTTTACATCATTATAATATAATTTTACTGCGCTATCTCTACCGAAAGAATTAGGATAGAGTTTAGATAAGACAACATCCGAATCAACAAGCTGTAATGTTCTTGCCGAATCAATAGTAAATCTATAAATCATTGCGGAATCAAGCGATGAAGTTAGATAGCCTGCTGCTGAATGATCTCCCCAACTGTAAGCAGTATTCCAGTTTCCTGAGTTAGACAATTGACTGTTATTAGCAAGTTCAATCCAAGCACCGGCATGCGCATAATAGGCCTTTCCTGTTCCATGTACGTGTGCAAACATACCATGATAAGTGGTAGCACTCGGAAGATCACTTAATTGAGAATATACGTTAGCAAAAAGAACTTTTCCAGTTGTAATAATATTATTGGCACCCATGTCTAAAGTGCCACCAGTAATTACTGAAGAAATAAATCCAGAGTCTCTTTGAAGGTCTGCTTGTATTAGCTGAACATAGTCTGAATCAACAATTGCTTTAATATGAGCGGAATCAATTAATGCTGCAGCATAAGTACTGTCTAAATAATTTTTATCATTCGTAAACGTGCTTACAGGAAGTCCTGTAACAAAAGCCGAGTCAGTAAAGTCACTGGTGTTATATTGTATCTGGTTTGATTGTATATAAGATGCATTAATAAGATTTTGTGCAGTAGTACTGTCTAAATACAAAGCATCATTTGTGAACGTTGACACAGGCCTAGATGTAACAAAGGCAGAATCAGGAAAATCACTTGTGTTAAGTGTGTTAGTAATTGTAATAGTAGCATTTGGATCATCATAGTTTATATTGATACCACTACCTGCAGTTAAAATATTTCCAACTCTATCATCAATGTTTTCAAATGGAACTTTAATTTCTAATGTACCAGCGGCGTCATCATAAGTTGCAGTAACATTTACACCACCAGTTATTAATGCGCCTACTCGATCATCAACTCTTTCATTGGTGAAATATAAATTACTAGATCCTTCTGATAAACTATCTGTAGATGTAAGATTATATTGCCTTGATTGTACGTATGCGCTATCAACAACCAACTCAACAGTAGTTGAGTCTAAAAAATCACTAGTGTTATATTGTATTTGCTTTGATTGAATATATGCAGTGTTTATTAAATTTTGACCAGTAGTACTATCCAAATATTTTGCATCATTTGTAAACGTTGATATTGGTCTAGAATTTACAAAGGCCGAATCGGTAAAATCATTAGTGTTGTATTGAATTTGCAGTGCTTGCACATATGCGTGAGGAATTTTCGATTGTACATGAGCAGAATCAGCGGTTGATAAAACAAATGCCGAGTCTCTAAATCTATCGCGAGCTTGTATATATGCAGAATCAATAAGCGCTATTGTTCTTGTAGAATCAATAGTATTTGGATATATTACTTTGTTGATAATATGTGACGAATCAATATTAAATACACCCGTACCATCACTATAAACTAATCCTTTATCTGCACTAACTGATGCTCGAGCTCGAGCATTTGTAAAATATAAATTAGATCCTTCTGGTAATTGACCTGTGTTTGCATCACCTAGATCAGAGTCAAAATTTGTTTTTGTATATTTTACTTCAACATCAATACTAAAAACACCGGTATTAGGATTGTATGTCAAATCATTTGAAGCACTTAGCTTTGATCTTATTTCAGAATCAGATGGTCCGGTATAGGTTATAACACCATTCGAGTTATTATACGATAAACTTCCAGCGCCTCCAGCATCCGTTGCTGATATTGATTGTCTCGCTCTTGATTGAGTAAAATACTGATTATTACCTTCTGTTAAATTATCAGTTGTTTTAGTTGCAAGTGCAGAGTCAAAATCTGAATCAAACTGTGTTATACCATAACTATCTAAAGTTGTAGGTGTATTAATTAAATAAGAAAAATCTCTTCTTTGTCTAGCAGCTATATAGTCAGAATCAACAACTCCAAATACAACTGAACTATCTTGAATAGTAAATGATGAATTTATAATTGTAAGTGTAGCACTAGAATCAGGATATGTTAAAAAGGTTGGACTAGAAGAATCAGAGTCTTCAACAGTAGGAGCAGTAGCTCTTATCACTGTTATTGTAAAAGTATCTCTAAAATTATTAAACCTACCTGATACAAGATCACTAACACTTTTAGCATCAACGGTTTTTATAACAACAGTTTTTGTTTCTCCTTGATTTAAACTTACTGTAAGACCATACTCTTCAGATCTCTGTGCAGAAGTTAAAACAGGCTGCTCCGCAAACCAACCTCTGACCTCGTCTGGTTCTACGGCTAAATCATCTAATATTACGGAAAAATCTAAACTGGCAGTTGTAAAAGGTAGATTAACAGTCTTAGTGTTCTCTATGACCTGTGTCTGAGTTCCATCTGGTAATCTGTATTTTAATATGTCTGCCATTATGCTTCATCTGAATCTGCATCTGGTTTTGGTTGTGCACCTTTCTCAGCTTTTTCAACTTCATCATCGTTTTCATCATCAACTTCTTGATCAAGTTCTTTAGTGTCTTCTTCACTAAGTTTGAGAATATTTTTCATAACCCAATCTTTTGTGAAGTATTCTCCAACATGAGGCTGAATCATATCTAATGTTTGAATTCTTTCTTTTAATAATTCACTTTCTTTAAGTTCACTGAAGTAATTGTCTCGAGAATATTCAATCTTTATATCTTCTTTCCATGTATCCCAATCTGCTTCGGTAATTATCTTTTTTAAGATTAACTGTTTTTTAAGAATATCAATGAAAAGATTTGCAAATTTATTTCTTAACCTATCAATAAATTTTTGAAACTTAACTTCATCTCTTGAAATTTCTGTTGATCTTCCCAAAGAAAATTGTTGTTCTTGCTCTAACCTGTTTATTGGAACATTAAGCGCTCTGTATACTCTTTTTTGAAAATAAATTATATCGTCAATTTGTCCAAGATTTTCACCACCTGGTAATGAAGTAACTTCAGTTCCTCGACCACCTTCTCTTCTTGGTAGCCAAAAGTCTTCAAGCATACTCATATGTTTTCTATCGTCTTTTAACTCTCCAGTGTTTGCATCATAGACTAGCTTGTTTCTAAACTTTGTCATTATACTCTTTAAGTATTCTTCTGCCTTTCCTTTTGGAAGGTTACCAACGTCAACATAGAATATTCTTCTTTCTGGTGCTCTTGCCAATCTGTAGATAACAAGAGAGTCTTCCATCATTCTTAATTGATTGATAGGCTTTATTGCTTTATGTAAATGAGAAACAACTTTTTTACGTGATTCATCTAATAGACCCGATGTTACGTAACTAATGGAATCAACATGAAATTTAACTGCATTATTATTAGCGTTGCTTCCCGGTTTTTCTTGATAGATATAATATTCTTTTACTTCTTTTACAATGTTTGTATTAGTCTTTGGATCTTTTTCTTTTTTGATCTCTTTTACTTTTCTCATTTTTAAAGAGTCAATAAATCTTATTTCTTGTATTCCACCCTTTTCATTACCATCTGGTACTACTAAGTGATGATATATTCTTCCATCAGTATACCATCTTTTAAATATATCATGACCTAATTCTTTAAAGTCAAGCATTGATAGTATACCCTTAAATTCTTCTTGTATTGATTTTTTAATCTGATCAGTGGCTTCAATGTCGTCTAAACCTATACTAACTATACCAGCTTCGTCATCAACCACTATCGCTTCATTAACAATATCTTCAATAGCCGCATCTACTTCTGGATGAGTAGCGACTCCTCTGTATTTCATTATTAATGAGTAATTATCTTTAGAACTACTTCCATCTAGATCTACATATTGTCCATAGTAACTTCCGGAAGCAGTAACGTATCCTGCACCGTCCTCACTTTGAGGCGGCACTACTGACTTTAATTTATCAGTGTTTGATTTTGCTCTTTTAATTTCAAAACCGAATAACTTTATAGAGTTCTCTTCTGCCATAACTATCCTTTAAATTAATACCGAGGGGCTTTCACCCCTCGATACTATTTATTCACTTGTTAAATGTTATTAGCTAACGCGCTAATATCACCGAATTCACCTGCTGGTCCTGCTACTGCTACTCCAGAATTACCTGAAGAAGTCGTACCAGTTCCTTGATAACTTTCCCAATAATCGACTTGAAATTCAATAGTGAATTCTTCCAATCGGTCATTATCACCGTATGAAAGGTCGATTGCTGATACGTTAGTTGGGAATGTTCCTCTGAACTCGTATCTATAAAGCTGTTTGCCACTTTTGTCAAGTTGATCAACGATAAGATCAGCCTTGTACGCAAGAGGATTAGTAGCTCCAACATTTGCTTGATGCGCGTTGATTGCATTCATCCATCTTTCCATACCTTGCCTGATCTTAAAATCAGTGTCGTTGTAAACTGTGACTACCCAAGGTTCGAATACTCTGTCTCCAGCAACCTGTACAGCTCTTCCTCTGAAAGGAACTGGAACTGTACCCATAATAGATGCTGGTAACTGAGCTGCTGAACACATGAAAGACATGTTCTTTCTGTTCTCTGCACCTTCGATCTCAGGAATTGTAATACCGAGTGGCGATCCAACTTCTACTCTATAGAGATTAGGGCGTGCCCCACCTCCCTTTAAAGCGGCTTTAAAATCGTCTATACCTAATACTGCCATATCATTTTCTCCTTACCAATATTTATACAGTTCCAACGACTTCGCTAAACGCTACGCCTGATCTAACACCAACAAAATTAAGTGTTATGAAGTTAATAGATCTTGCGGGTTTAATGAAGACGTTAGCAACGAATTGATTAGTGTCAACGATTTCTGGACCATTATTAGTGTCATCACAAACAACTTTAAAGTCTGTGATTCCTCGTCTACCTTGAATGTTTCGAAGAACAGGTTCTATAATACCAACAAATTCTGATCTGGTAAATTCATCATTGAATTCAAAGATCGTTGCTTTTGCGGCAGTAGATATTGCTCTTTCGATAACCAAGAATAGTCTTCTAACATTGATTCTGTCAAAAGCTGACGGTCTGTCTTGGTGTGTCTTATCACCAAATAGCAATATTCCTTGACCAGGAAGATTTGCTACAGGATTGACTCCAATCTTGTAATGTGCATCTCTATCTGATTTATTAGGATTATATGCTAATGCAGTAACTCCGAGGTACTGACCTCTTCGTGAACCTGCAGGTGAAAAGAACGGTGCGAAATTACGATCAGTTGCAGCCATAATACCAGCTGTTGAAGAAGCTGCTGGTATATGTATAAACTTATCATTAAATTTATCATAAACTTTTAGATAGTTATTATCAACAACTAGATATGAACTCTTAGTAAAGTTTGCTACTGCTGTAGAAACAGCTGCCACCGCACCACCAGCGTTATTAACAACGGCTGTTCTGTTTGGTGATGTAACTGCTACACAGTCTTTTCTAAGAGATGATGCTGTTGCAACTAAATCATTGACAACCGTAACTTGATCGGAAGATGATAACATACCAGGTGCGATTAAGAAATCTACCTCAATAATGTCTGGATCTTCAAACCTATCAAATCCTGTTGCAACATTTGCTGTTGTAAGAGCTGCTCCATCATCACCATCATTTAGTGATGTTTGAACTCTTTGGGCTGTACGACCAGTTCCATAGTTCTTGTTAGCTCCTGTAGCGGTACCAGCGGCGGTACCTAAACCTAGTTGTGTAATATCAGCTATCCATACATACCCTGAACGATTATTAATTACATCTTTAATGTAATTAGTGGTTCCATCAGTATTTTTTGCATTTTCTGCAACAGATAAGAACGGAAATACTTCAAGTACTGAACCTTTAGTACCAGTAAACGCTCCATCTTCGTCAACAATAGCAACGTGTACTTCATCATGTGAAGCACCGTCTGCTGTTGCAGTTGCACTTGTTCCCGGAGCCGCATCAAAATTATTTTGAAATGGCCAGGAAGCAAAGTCACTAGTGGATCCTGCATCGTTAGCGGCGAATGTCTCTACTTTTAGTGAATTACCTAAAGCACCTGGATACTTTCCTACGATTCCTACGTTGTCAGAATCTAATGCTGAAAGTGATGCTTCAAAGTCGTCTAGATTATCGATAGTCAATGCTAATGTAGCACTATCCCCACTATGAGCGTTATTAGCGCCATTGTGCATTCTAACAACTTGCATGGAGTTAGAATATCTTAGGAAGTAACTTGCATTGTGAAAATCGATAGAGTGCGCATCGTCTGGCGATGCAAACACGTCAATGAGCCCTTGCTCATTAGCTACTAGTCTTGGCTCGTCTACTGGACCCCATCTAAAACGACCCACATACGCGCCTGTGGATGATTGTACGTTGGGAACGCCAGCTGTAAGGTCAATTTCCTTAACAACAACGGCCGGAGACTGCGTTGGTGTAAATAGTGCCATGTCTCTTTTCCTCTTCCAAGTGAATAAATTATAAGTTTTTAAAAATCATAATACGGTTATGTTCAATTACCTATATTTATAATATTAAAAATTTTCATTTGTGTATTCTATAGCCCAACCATCTTCCGGTTTTGGTTGTGGTACTTCATCTAAACCATCTTCATGAATGCCAAAAGGTAGTACGTCATTCTCTATTTCAAGCATTCTTTGCTCGAACATTAACTTTTTGATACTAATATCAGTTAATTCACTAAAATATGTAGTTCCAACAAAGAAACCAAATAAAATAAAATTCATTACTAAGTCGTCATGATTACCTTCTGATGCTTCGAATGATTGCCCTCTTGCAACAAATGTTGAAATTTCTAATATTGTTTGTTCATCAACAATATCTATTTTTTGATTCTCAATCAGATCTTTAAATGCAGAACAACCAATACGTTTAACTTTTTTAGTCATGTTAAGACCAAGACCTGAGTTTTTAACTGTAGATTCAACAAACATATTTTCATATTCTAATTCATGATATAAACCATTACATACAACCTGACCAGCATCATTTGATTCTATTACTACAATGCAATTATTGTAAAGATTTGCATACTTATATATAATATTAGGGAAGAGTAATGGAGAGATAGTGTTGTTGCGATATACAGCTACTTGCTCAAAAGGGTTCGTACTTATATCGATTAAGTTAAATGTTGAATAATCCTGTCCTCTTCCCCTTGCAACGTCTACGGTCATAACATAATTATGGCCTTTCATTGGTTCTTTATATATGTTAACGCTATCAGTTGTTATCTTGATTGGTTCTTTTCTTCTTAAATTTAATAATGTTTCAGCATGAATAAGAGTATCTCCAGTTCCAAAAAATGTATTTCCAAATTCTTGATCAAATTGAAGTTGCGAAGTGTTTGCAATAGTTTGAGCTTTCCATTTTTTATCTCGACCAGGAACGTCCCACCAGTCAACTCTAAATGCATTATATTCATTTACTCCTTGAGTTGCACCTTCCCAAAGCTTATGGAATACATTACCAATACCATTAGCAGTAGACGTAATAATAACTTTAGTCTCTTTACCGGATGAAATAACAGGATACGTAGATGTATAAAACTCAGACGCTCTTTCCACAAAAGCAAACTCATCTAAATACAGGAGTGAAACTGACATACCACGAATTGATGACCCGCTCGTTGCAGCTGCCACAATCCGAGAATTATTTGAAAACTCGATCGAACCTTTGTTCAAAGCTTTACAACCAGGTTGAAGAAAAAAGGGTAGGTTCTCTAACATTAATGTCACACGCCCTAGCATCTCACGAGCAGTAGCTCCTTTGTTCGCCATGATTGCAACTATCTTTTCTGGTTGAAATAAAACAAACCAAAGAAGATACGCAACAGAAGATATTGACTTTCCCGATTGTCGACATGCAAGTACTATGTTGAATCTATTTGTATTAAAAGCTTTAAACATTTTTTCTTGATAAGGGTATAGATCAAAGTCTACAAGTCCTTCATCAAGAGATATTATTTTACAATATTTTCTGGCAAAGTATGCAGGATCATTCATGCACTTAGCATATTCTTGAACTTCTTCGTTAGTCCAAGTTTGTACAACTCCGTCTTTCTTTACGTTGGGGTTGCCAAGATATGCATCAGCTATTTTCATCATCAGAAGGTTTTCTTTCATTTATATCGATAACATTATCATTATCGCTAACATTCTTTAGCATTCTTTGTAGATCTGTTGTTGATCCAACAAAGAGATTATTGTTTGTCGTATTATTACCTTCAATTTGTTTTATATCGTTCTTATAAAAATCTTTTTTCTTTTTATTTAAATCCATTAATCTGTCATTTACATCAGACACGTTTTTAATCATACCTGACAAGACTTCGTATGCTCTTGGGTGTTCTAAATTTCTTGCAACATCGATCATATCATCTAAAGCATTTTGACCTTTTTCTATAAGATCATAGTATGTTCTTTTAGAATATTCATAATCATTTTCTACATTTTCATCTGGTTTATCTGTCATATTGCATTTCCATATCTAGCAGCTATTCTGCTATTAAAAGGTTGTTTCAAAAATCTATTTGGAGCTCCATGTAAAGCATATGATGCTTGATAGTCTGTACTTGCAGTTCCAGTGGTTGCGTCATGCATTCTATTCAATTGAGCATTAGAAGTTATAAATTCTAAAGCTTCTTCTTTTGTAGGTGTATTATTTAGATTATGTCTTAATCCCATAAGTAAAGTTACTATTCCAGTAACTTGTGGAGCAGCCATACTTGTTCCATTTAATTTATTAACTAAATAAGTTGTATCTAATGTGTAAGGTATCGAACCAAATCCTATAGTAGCCGAGGGACTTTGAGATATAGCACTCATTATTCCTGATCCTGGAGCTAAAACGTCAAGTCTTGGACCTCTATTACTATATGTAGCAATATTTTCTTTATTCGCAGTGTAGCTAGTATCAATCGCACCAACACATATTACACCAGGCTGTGAAACTGGTGTAGCACCTCTATGATAATACTGTACTTGATTTGGCACACCTAAGTTTCCAGCTCCAGCATCCCAGCCTGTATACAAGAAATAATTATCGTAGTCTATCCCACCGGGAAGATCAACTTGATACGTATAATTTCCTGCTGCACCAACTAATATTATTCCTGCATCTATACAATCTTGAATATCTGATTCGACACTTGCGATTCTAACTGGATATCTCCAATATCCATCATTGTCAGCTTCTGTATTCATTAATCCATATTGTCTTAAACTGCCAGATCCAATATCACCATTGCTACCTGAAAAATTATTGTTTCTCCATCTAAGACCAGTCATTGTTCTAGTATTTGTACCAACATAACCCCAACTCATATTACAAATTGTTGGAATGTTTGGTACACTATCATTTGTAGTATTGGCTGCTTTTTTAGAAGCATGCCAATGTCTTAACATATTAAATGCCGCACTAACTCCAAAGGCTGTTGTAGGATCGTCTAAAATTTTTAAACTATACAAATTTGCTTCTTTAGCCCAACCATTTAGTTTACCTGCTGCTATTCCAGCCACATGCGTTCCATGTCCTGTTAGGTCTCTATGATATTGAGCATGCTGTGTGTATGAAGCTTGTTGTCCACTTATAACTGGCCAATCAACGGTTTGGTATCTTGTCGTACCAACTGTGTTTCCACCTGATAACTGTGTTAATGGTGTATCTTTCCATTCTGGATGATCTGGCTGCATACCACTATCCATTATAACAATATCAACATCTTTTCCAGTAAGTGTAAAAGGAACTTGAAGATCTGCAACTACTGATAAACCACCCCAAGGATCATTATCAAATGAAGAAGCTGGTAATCCCCAATTTGCTCCAGCAATTGTTGGATCTTTATGAAAAGGTACGATTTCTTGTAATGCATTTGCAACTGGCAAGAAACCGTTTTCTTTTTTAGACCCGTACCTTATATCAATAATTCTATCATCGGTTGACAGTAAACTTGCAGCTTGATCTTTTGATAGTACATAATCAAAATTACTAATACTATCTTTTTTCTCGTTATGTAATTCATAACCTGCCGATTTCATGTCTTCCATGAACTTATCGGTATCAATACCTTTTTTTAATGTTACAACACATCGATTTTGATCTTCAGTGCTCATTATCCAACTTTCATGATTTTTAATGTGGTTACTCCAGGAAATGCTCCTGATCCGCTGATACCAGCTGATGATATATAGTTTCCAGAATTATTAACTCCTGTTCCACTCATTTGATCTACATAGATTCTTATTAGTTCACCATTTGCTAATTGTTTAAACGTTGTTATTGTCAAAGTTGAAACATTGTGTGTAGCATTATTTGGTGTACCATCAGCTATATAGATGTTACCAGTACCACCAGGTACTGTTACAAATCCTCCACCAGTATTTGATTGAATAGCAACTTTAAGTGTGCCATTTCCACCGCCTTTATACCATGAAACAGTTGTTTCAATTTTATAGTAACCTGCAGTGTCAGTACTTATAGCTTCAGTTCCACTAAACGCATATGTTACATTAGGACTATATTCTGCTATTGGTGTGTTATTTAAAACAACATGCCCACCTGTTGTATTTGTAGTTTGTTGTGCACTTAATTCTGCCATGATGAAATCTTCTACTGATTTTGTAGTAATTGTAGTATCAACATAATTTTTGTGAGCAGCATCATTACTTGAAGTAGGTGTTCCAAGATTAGTTATCTTATTATTTAATGCATTTATAACTCCAGTAGCATTCAGTTGTATATCACTTGCACTCGTTATTCTGGCAAATCCTAATCCAGTTGCTGCAAAAGAATCAGCTTCTATAGTACCATTAACTGTTAACTGAGTAGCATTTCCATTAAGAGTTATCGGTGTTGAAGTCGAAGCTCCACGAGCTGTAACAGCAGCAAGAGTATCGGTTCCCGTTGTTTGGTTAGCTTGAATATATGCAGCATCAATTATAGATTTGATATGAATATCATTAGCTGCTGTTTTTACAAAATCTGAATCAGCTGCTGTTAATATGTAAGCTGAATCTACTAATTGTAATACAGCAGCAGAATCAACTAATTTCTGTCTTAATCTTACGTAATCTGAATCTGCAAATTCTGTTATAACTGCTTGTGTAGTTGCAGAATCAAATTTGTCTTTAAATTCCATCTCCGTTGCAACTCCACTAGAATTTAAAATTCTTAGTTTGTCGTTTTGATCAGTTGTTAGTCTGATGCCGCCTAAATGTATTGTTGAACCACTTAAATATAAATCTTTAAATTTTAGGCTAGGTGATCCAATATCCAAAGTACTATCAGCATTTGGTAATATATTAGTTTTAACTAATGTTAAATCCAATTTAGTTTTTATAAAACTAGAATCTATCATTTGATCAATTGCTGCTGAATCAGTAATATCTAATCCAGTGATTGTAGCCCCACCAAAATCTGCCGCGCCTGTCACATCAAGATTTGTTGTGTTAACATTTGTTGAACCTACGGTCGTAGAATTTA